GTGGAACTAACTTTACCACTATTGCTGGTGAATATAATCACTGGGTCAAGTTTAAAATGCTTGGCAACACCAATAATCAACCTGCCATCACTCCTTATGTTGATGCTACTTCTCCTGCACAATCATGGAGCGGATCATTACACAACTACTCTATTCTCCCAAATGATGAGTATGTAACCAGTGGAGGTGGTAATTTTGATCTGTCAAAGATCAATCTTATGACTATTGGTTTCATGCCTGAGTTTGGTGAGTTCTCAAGTAATCAAGGTACTTCAAATACTGAATTTGGTGCGGTTATCCAATCAAACGAATCTGACTTTTCTGAGATTGCATCAGGATTTGAAGTTGGTGATACTATTACTTTTTATGAAAATGCTTCAACGTTTGTTAAAGTTGAAGTTGTAACTGTAGATTCTCCAGCATACCACCCAACGCTAGGTGTTATTGGTGATGGTAATGTTCTTGGAAGAAGAACCTTCCAACTTTTAGACAAAGCAAATAATTTAGCATACTCACCATATAATGAGCAAGAAACATTCATTACTTTAAATGGTGTTGCACAAGAACCAAAAAAAGCATACGAGATAAGTGGAAGTCAAATTACATTTGCATCTGCTCCTTTAGGACCTCAGTATCCTATTACTGGGGAAAATTTTGATGATACTTACACTACAGATCCAACAAAGTTTGTATGTAAATCATTTAAATTTAAAAATGATACATTTAATGATAAGTATCTTAAAAAAATTAAAGATATTTCTGGAAGTTTTGATGGTATTTCTACAGAGTTTGCATTAAGTTGGGATGACGATACTATTGTTAAAACTGACACCAAAGAAAATCTTCTAATTTTTGTTAATGGTGTTTTACAGGCAGTAAATACCGCATATACTATTAGAAGGAGTGCTAATGATTCCCAAACAGATATTATTGTATTCATTGAACCACCAAGAAATTTCTATGATGTTATTGACTACACTCCAGAACAATTAGATCAAAAAGAATATTTCTATGGATATGGTGTTGGTAGTTACGATAGACTTAGAATTGATGAGAGATTGATTCCTTATCGTGGTGAGGGTCCATATCTTGTATTTGATGAAGAAACTGATACAGTCAAAAATATTAATGAAGCAGACTTTGCATTAGTGTTTGTTGATGGTGTTCTACAAGCACCTGATACTTATAAGTTGAATGGACCAAATATTTCGTTTACAGAAAAACTTATTAAGTATATTCCTAGTACTGGAGAATCTTTAGCAAGCAAAGTAGAAATTATTTCTTTGTTTGGTAGACAAGTTCCTAAAACTTTATCTGCATATGATTATGATAGAATTATTTTTAGAAATGAAGTTAGTATAGTTCTAACTAAAGTATTAGATGATCCTAATGGAAAAGATGAATATATTGAGTGGCAGGAAAACTTTACTGCTTTTGATCCTTCTGTTACCAAGAATGTATTCACATTTGATGATAATGGTAACAGAGTATTCATTGGTAAACTTAATAGTGTAAGATTTGATCTTCTAGAAGACGGAACAGCAACTGGCAATGCAAAACCAGGAGTTGTTGCAGAACAACTAACTATCAAGATTCTCAATGCAGAAAACCTTAAGTTTACCGCAAATGATTATGATCCAAGAGTTAGCGATGATGATGAACTAAGAATTAAAGGAATCTTCATTACAGACCAAACTGACTTTACTGATTTCGTAAGTTTCAACTCAGCATATCCTATCTTTAAAATTGATTGGGAATATTCTAAAAATGCTGATGGTGAAAGGGTTCTTGTTCAAGATATTCCTGATTGGTTGAAAGGATCTAAACTAGGTGATGATGCATACTTCAATCTTTATAATAATCTAGTTGACATTGCTCCTGGCGATGAAATTATGATTGATGGTGAGAAAGATTACAGAAAAATTTTGTATATCCCACCAGAAGTAAAAGGAAGAAACTTCAACAACGGACAGACTGCCAAGTTTGAGCACTATAGTCCTATTGAAGTTACTAACTATAATGATATAGTAAGAGGAGAAGGTCTTAGTGTTACTTGCACTATTGGTGATGGTGGTGCCGTCACTGGTGTTGGTTTTAGTGACCTTGAGTGGAATAGAAGAGATCTAAAACTCTTTTTTGATACAGGTATTCTACTACAACCAACAGCATATCAGTATTTTGTTCCACCTCAAGTTAAATTTATTCCTGTCGATGGAAGAGGTGGTGGTGCAAGAGCAGAAGTTCTCACTATTGCAGGACAAGTTTTAGATGTTATTCTCCTTGAGGGTGGTAGTGGATACACTCAACCACCTAGGGCAGTTGTAACACGAGGATATAACGTTCTACGTAAACCAAATAGAACTATTCAATCTAACTATAGACTTGAGATTGGAACACAAATTGGTTTACAACAGCAAACTACCATTGCTACAGAGATTATTATTTCTGGTCAGGGACAATCTACTGGTCTCTTCTCTCTCATCTCATTTGGTATTGTTGGTTCAGTTACACCAATTGATAACGATGAAATTGTTAACATCATTACACCTGAGGCAGAAGAAGTTGGTGATCAACTAGGGTTGCCTGAAGGTAACTCTATTATCTTTACTAATAGGGATCCATTCACTGCAATTGATCAAGTTGCATCTGAACTTCTTATTAATGAGACTCTCATCACAGTTACACTTGATAACCCAATTGCAAGTATCACTAACATCAGTCCTGCTGGTGGTGTTGACGTTATTATTAATAATTTACAGAAGATTATTAATACACCAATTGCATACTTCCGTGAAGAATCTGCATCTGCAACTGGTGCATTGTTGGATTCCCCACTATCTCCAATAGGTACTACTCTATATGTTAATAATACGTCTCTGTTTGCAGACGTTGGTAAACTACAAGTTGGTAGAGAGATTGTTGGATATGAAAGAAAACTACAAGATAGATTCCTTAATGTTACTAGAGGTCTTGATAGAACTGTAGCAGTTGCTCATCCTGCAGGTCAATACATCAGAACTATCCCAGATTCTGTAAGGGTTATTGATGCTGGTCCTAGAAGCATTATTGCTACTATCGTCAGTGTTGCACAGAGTGATGTATCCAACATTGAAGTTAAGAATCAAATTCACTCCATCAGTGATATTGTAGACGTTCAGGTAGATACTAACCTTAAGATGACTCTACAGAAGGAGATTCAGCCTTCTGTAACTGAAGTATCTGTTGCAATTCAAAATTATGTAATCTCACTAACTGAATCTTCTGTATTGATGAGCAGTGAGAGTGTATCTGTTGCTGCATCTACAATTCAATCTATTAATAGTGCTGAACTTCCTCAGCAGGTTCTTACTGACGTTATTGAATATGAGATTGCTCCATACCTAACATACAATGATCAAGTTATAACTCTACAGCTCACTTCTACAGCAACTCCAACTGAGTCTTCTGTCTTGATGAGTGATGAAAGTGTATCTGTCGTTGCATCTACAATTCAAACTATTAATAATGCTTCTATTGTAACAGAAAAGGCACTAGATCTACATACTTCACAAGTTGAAACATCAGTCTCTCAATCTCTACAAATATTTGCAGCAATTCCTCCAAGCACTGATCCAGGTGGACTCAATTCACCAATTCCAGTTGCTTCTATTCTAAGTACTGAAACTGCTCTATATGCAGTTATTCACGGAACTGAAACTGAAGTTGCTATTCTTGGCAACCATCTACCAGTTATTGATGGTAAAGATAAACCTGCAGATATTACGTTAAATAGAGAGATGGGAGTCTTAGACTTCTTTGAAGAACTAGTTGTACTAGAAACCAGTGTCCTTCTCCGTTAAAATCAATGCCACAAACGCAGTTACAATTAGCAAGTCCTTATAATGAGGTACTTAAAAGAAATACTTTAGTTATTAAAGTAGAAAATTTTAAGCAAAGAAAACCAGAGGGATTTGATTCGTTTGATTCTGGTAATGCTTTCCATACTCTTGCGGCTTTTGAAAAGCACATTTTCAGTGGTGATAATGTTATTGATGATTTAACAAGAGAATTTCCTACTCTTCAAATTAGAGATTTTGAATTAAGACCAGATTCTTCATTCACATTGACAGGTAATAAATTCAATTTTGCTGGTTCTACTCAAGCATTACCTTTTGGTTCTAGCATCAATAGTCTACAAGTACTGACTACTGATGAGTCAAATCAAACAATTCTTGAAGCAGAAACTAACATTACAAGATTTGGAAGTGCTGGTCATCTTTTTATTGGTGGTAGTGCGCGTACTCTTTTTGAGTATACATCTAAGACTGCCACAGGATTTATTGGTTATGTTAAGTCTGGAAATGTGAATATTCCGCCTTCTACGGAGTTCATCCAGTATTCTGTTGATTGATCAAACTATATTGTATAAATAAATCAAGACAACAACGTTCTAGAGAAAAAATAAATGGCTGCAATTATTTCAGACAAATTTAGAATTTTCAATGCTAAACAATTTCTAGAGTCTCTGTCCGAAGGCAGTAGTGATACTGGATCCGACAGAACTAGAATGTACTTCTTTGTGGGTCGTCCACAAGCATGGAATTCATACTTGGAGATTTACTCCGCAAACGCAACAGCATTTACTGCTGGTCAGTTTGTTTATGTTTCTAGCGATACGAATGGATCGTATACTTGGGCAAATGCACCTTTCAAGGCAAGCATTGTAGCAGTATACGAAAATTCTCTTATCCTTAGTTCAGTTTCTCCAAGTACATCTTCAACTCCTCTCCCCAACTCTGTAGTTGAAGGTTGGAACGGAGCATCCGATACAGGAGCAGAAGCAAGAGCAGGTGTATATCGCTTTGCTACAGAAGACACCCCTCCTACTCCACTGGATCACCAGTCGGAAAAATTTGATGTTTATGATGAAATTATTGCTGCTAAGCGTATCACCGATTCGTTTGCCCGTGGTGTAATTACTCGTTACGATTGGAACACGCTTGCTGCGGAACCTCGTTTCGACATGTACAAGCCTGACTACACCGCAACCACGACTGGTCAGATCGGCAAACTAGCACTTACTAATGCTGCATCTCTAGCAACTGCTAAGTACTATGTAATCAACTCTAACTACGAGGTATTCAAGTGCCTCTATAATGGTGAGTTCCCTGGCAGAACTTCCCCTAACCCTCAGTACGAACCCAAGACCTCTCCTTCTGCTGGTCAAGGTACTTATAATGGTAATGTGTTTACCGAAGGTGCTGACCTAGAAGTTTCTGAAACTGCAGGTTATGCTTGGAAGTATATGTACACCATCCCAACAGATGATGTTCTTCGCTTCCTTTCTACCAACTTCCTACCCATCAACCTACCATCGGAAAGCACTAGAGCTGCTGTCCAATCTGCTGCGGTTGAAGGTGCAGTAAACGTTGTTCTAGTAGAAGAAGTTGGCGGCGGTCTTCCTAACGGAACCCACTATGCACCTATTAATGGTGATGGTCAACTTGCTGGCGGTACTGAAGCAGTTGTAGAAATCGTAGTTGCTTCTAATGTTATCCAGTCTGCTAAAATTGTAACAGAAGGTGCTGGTTATACTTATGGTTCAGTCAACCTTGCTGACGGCGTAACAGTCGGTGGTATCAAGACTGGTCTATTCACTACTTCTGCACTTACAACTGGACGCACTGGCGTTTCTGGCACAGGTGCTTTGGAAGTTATTATTGCCCCCGAAGGCGGTCATGGTTCAGACATGGAGTCTGAGTTCGGCGCTAAGCGTGTTATGACGAACATTCGTTTGACCTACGCTGAAGGTTCTGGCGACTTCCCCGTTGATAACGACTTCCGTCGTATCGGCATTATCAAGGACCCATACAACTACGGCACTACCGATTTCGCAACTAACGACACCCGTAATGGTTTGTTTGCAGTTAAGATCGAAAATGCAACTGCTGACTACAATGCTGATGAAGAAATTACTCAAGCATTGTCTTCTGGTGGTACTGCAAAAGGCACCGTAGTTTCTTGGACTCTTGATTCTGGTTCTACCACTGATGGTGTTCTTAAGTACATCCAAGTCCCTGGTTTGCATGCAGAAAACGGAGTTGTAAGAGAATTTGATTCTAGTGCTGCTGTTGTTGGTACTTCATCTCTTGCTTCTGGCACAGTTGATACAACAACCACTGCTGTCACACTTCTAGGTGTTAGTTTCACCAATGGTCAAGGTAATCCTGAGATCGAAGCGAACTCTGGAGATGTCATTTATGTTGAGAACAGAAGACTCATCACACGTGCTCCTGACCAAATTGAAGACATCAAGTTAGTAATTGAGTTCTGACCTCCTAAATAACGTTAGGAAAACCAGGACGTTAGTGCATATACAATGCCTCAAAATACTAACTTAAACGCATCGCCTTACTTTGAAGACTTTGATTCTCAGAATAATTTCTATAAGGTCTTGTTTAGACCAGGGTTTGCGGTACAGACTAGAGAACTAACAACTCTCCAGTCTGTATTACAAACTCAATTAGAATCATTCGGGAGGAACGTCTTCAAGCAAGGCGATCTTGTTGTGCCTGGAGAAGTCGGGTTCAATACGAAACTAAATTACGTTAAACTATCTTCTGTTTCTGAGGTTGCAATCAGTGACGAAGCAGGAAACGTTGTATATCAAAAATATGACATTAGTCAACTGGTCGGTCTGAAAATTCAGGGTGTATCATCTAGTGTTATTGCAAGTGTTATTGCTACAGAATTTGGTTCTGATACAGAATCAGATACAATTTATGTCAATTACTTAGACTCTGGTGCATCTGGTGACGAAGAGAGATTCCGTCAAGGTGAGACTTTAGAAGTAATTGGTGGTGTTAATTCTCCTCTATTGGTTGTCGGAACTGATGGAGTATCTCTTCCTACCAGTATCAGTGTTACTGATCCTGACACAGGTATTGAACAATTTATTGATAGTCCCGCATTGGGATTTGCTTCTGCTATAAAAGTAGAAGAAGGTATTTACTTTGTTAATGGATATTTTGTAAGAAATGCTGAGCAACTTTTAGTTGTTAGCAAATACTACGATGCACCTTCCAGCAAAATTGGTTTTAAAATTGTAGAGTCTCTGGTTACACCTGAGGAAGATAGTTCTTTGTATGATAATGCAAGGGGTTATTCTAATTTCTCTGCTCCTGGTGCTCATAGACTTAAAATTAGTCTAGAACTTGTTAAGTATGGTTACTATGATCTAACTGATAAGAATTTTATTCAACTACTACTTATTAAAAGTGGTACTATTCAGAAACAAATTAAAGCAAATGACTATTCTCTTGTAGAAGCAGCAATTGCTAAGAAAACTTTTGACGAATCTGGTGATTATGTTGTAGAACCATTCCCTCTACAAGTTAGAGAGTATTATCAAAATGATAATAACTTAGGATTCTATACTGCCGATGCTGATGGACTTGTTAATGGTCTATCAGTAAATCAAGCATCCGCAAAACTCCTAGGAACTATTGGTTCTGGTAAAGCATATATTAAAGGATATGAAGTTAAAAATAAAGAGAGTAAGTATCTCGAAATTGATAAAGCAAGAGATACAATTAAAAGAGAAAATCAGACACTAAAAACAACAGGTCTGACTTCCTTCTATATTAGTAACGTATATGGTACAACCCCACTTAATGCAGAGGGTGCTGAACTAACATCGTATCCTACACTATTTTTAAATTCTACTTACAATGATGGTTCTGTCGGTCTTAATGACACAGAAGCAAATGATAGTGTCAAGCAGACTACCAATCGCCGTGGACAAGGATATGGCGTAGAAGAAGGAGTCAAGACAATCTATTGTCAGATTGAAGCTGGATCTGGTTTTGGCATCGCAGATATGACTGATGCTAACTTTAAATCTACGTTTAAAAAATTATATTTTATCAAAACTAGATCTTCTAGTCAGGTTACCAGTTTTGGAGAGGTAGATGTTTTAGCATTCTCAATTGTATCCCGTCCAGAAATTTCTGCCGCTGGTGCAAATCAATTTGTTGAAATTACAGTAAAAGGAAATAGATCTGAACTAGATATTTTTGTAATTGATTATGATGCATCAGCATCAAATAAACTGAGGAAGTTATTTAAATCACAAGCAGATGTTGAAGATAATAGTAGCGAACTATTTGATCTGCGTGATTATAATGAAACTATTACACCTATCGTAGGTATTGCTAAACCAAAAAATATTGCTCTAAAAGAAATTAGTTCTGGTTTTAATAAAGATCTTGATAAAATTGTATCTAAAGGTAGACTTGCTGGTGGTCTAGAACAATACAATTCTATTTTTGACCTTTCATATTTTGCTCCTCAATTCTTCACAAGAATTCTTTTAGAAACACAAATTACTGGAGATTCTTTTAATCCTGGTAAGTACATTTATGGTTCCATAAGTGGTGCTATTGCTGTTATTGAGGGAGGTACATTGGCTACCTACTCGTCAGTCGCCAAGTTGTTTGTTACTATGGTGTTTGGCGAGTTTAAAGGTGGTGAAACAATTACATCAGAAACTGGCGAAACAATTAAGATTGCGACAGATAATACAATTTCTCACTTTATTATTCCTACTAGGGGAGATAGTTACGCTGCAGGAACAAGAATTATTCTTGATGGTGTTACTTTTGACGAGTCTTCAATTGCTATTGTTAGATCTGGTGCAGGTGCTTTAGATAGTATCTATGTTAGCGATAGAAATTCTACAGACACTCTATACTCACGTCCTCCGATTGTTGAGTTTACTGGTACTGTCCCAACTAATGCTGCTATTGTTACTCCTGTTCTATTCAGAAATACAGTATATACATATTCTCCAAAGAATATTAAATCTGTATTCTCTCAGTTTGGTTCTGGTAATGCCAATAAATTCTCTGCTGATATTGAACTCGAAAAGACTGGATATGTCAATACACTTTCAGTAACTGACTTTACCTTCTCAGGCACTGCAGGGTACAAGTTTATCGAGTGTAATGGATTTGGTGGTGATGCATCGAAGAACCTTGTTCAAGGCGACGTGGTGCAGTTCTCGGACGTTACTGGTGCCGTATATAAGTACATCGTTCAATATGCTACTAGACCTGACGGAACAAAGAGATCGAGAATCTATCTAGATAGAGTTCTGCAGGCAAATGCAGAGAATGCTTCTGTTGTTCTGCAAAGACCAATAATTGAAAATCCAAGCGGTACTCTAGTTTTCCCAACTGGCGACAAGCAGATTAAGACTCTTATTGATTCTTCAGAAGACTCTAAAATCAAATATTATTTTAGAAGAGATTTTATTACGAGTGCTGCATCTGCTAGTGGAAACTTAACTTTTGCTGCTCAACTTCCATTTGGTACTCAACGCTTTGCTCCTTTCTCAGATAAGAACTTCTTGATTACTGTTCTAGAGACAGGTGTTGCTGAGCATGCTATTGATTCGAGTGGAGCTCTTCAATTGTTTGGTGGTCCTCTTAAGAAAGGTGATGTAGTTTACGTTGATCCTGAATATGTAACTATTGCTCAATCAGATAGTAATCTAACTGCAGGAAGTGTCACAATTAATTTCCCTGAAAATCATTTTGGTGATATCACTGCTCTGCGTACTGCTCTAGAAGCAAGAGCTGCAAATCCTCAATCAGGTGATCCCGATTGGACTCTTCCTGAAAACAACTTCCCTAAGATGAAGTTGACTGCTACTTTAGAAGTATCTAAAGCAAAACCAAGACTCAAAACTTCTATTCTGAACAAGCAAATTATTGTTCAATCTGGAGGAACTTCTGTAGTACCACTAAGAGGACAAGAACTTGGTGGCGAAACTATTCAAATTACTTCTTACTCAGATGTCTTCAAATTAAGATATGTTTATGAAGGATCTGTTTCTTCTCCTCCTACTGTAGATGCTGGAGGTAATCTTATTAGCGGAGTAGATGTTTCTAATAAGTATACATTTGACAATGGACAAAGAGATACATTTTATGATGTTGCAAGATTGGTTTTAAAACCAGGTCTTACTGCACCTACAGGTCAACTTGTAATTGCATTTGATTACTTCGAGCACTCACAAGGTGACTTCTGTACTATCGATTCGTATTTGCATGAAGCAGGTGTAACTGAGAAAGACATTCCATCTTTTAACTCATCTGTTAGTGGTTTAGTATCACTTAAAGATGTTATTGATTTCAGACCTAAAGTAGATAACTCTAACATACTTCCTGGATATCAAGATAAAACTTTCCTTTCAGAATCTGACTTCTTGTCATTCTCTGGTGTATCTGGTATTCCCGCTAATTGTCCATCGGATGATTCTAATCTAGAATTTACTATCAAGTATAATAAAGAGCAATACCTTGATAGAATTGATGGTGTGTTCTTGAATACTGATGGAAATTTTGTTGTTAAGAAAGGAAATTCTTCACTTAACCCATCACGTCCAGAGACAATCAGCGATTCTACTCCACTCTACTATCTCTACATTCCTGCATTTACAGATTCTTACAGAGATGTCCGTATTATTCCTGTAGAGAATAAGCGTTACACGATGAAGGATATTGGAAAATTAAATCAACGTGTCGAACGTCTAGAGTATTATACTTCTCTTAGTGTTTTAGAACAGCAAACACTGAACATGCAAGTTACCGATGATATTGGTCTTGACAGATTTAAGTGTGGTTTTTATGTAGATAACTTTGAAACACATAAAGGAGATATCAAATCAATAGATCATGTATGTTCTATTGATACTCAGCAGTCTGTTCTTAGACCACAAGTTAGTGAAGATAGTTTCCTCGTCAAGGAAATTAATACTAGAAATGATCAAAGAGAAGTTTCTGGTTATGTTAACAATAAAGGTGTTCTAACACTACCATATACTAATCGTAGATTACTTGGTAATAATTTTGCTACGAAGACAATTAATCCAAATCCATTTGTTGTTCTTCAATATGTTGGTGATCTATCCGTAGACCCCAATGTTGATTCTTGGTACGATAGATCTATTGCTCCTCTAGTTACAGATAACAATACGGATCTATTTGTACCCTTCCTTGCTAAAGAAGATCTAGAAGTGGCATTCGCAAGTCTGTACAATTCCTTTATTGTAACCTGGTCTGGCACCGAAAGATCTTTCTATAATATCAATCCTCTATCAAAAACCAATACAGAAATATCTGGTGAAGAAGTTATCAAAGCAAATGTTGCGAGTTCTTCTAATATCAGTCCGATGAATAATGAGATCGGTAAAGGTATTTCTTCTAGAACTAGTCGCGGTAAGTCTGTTGCAGCTGCACTGCAATATTTTGCTCGCAGCATTCCAGTTAAATTTACCATCCGTAGACTTAAACCAAAAACTGAAGTATACGTATACTTAGAAGGTAAGAAGATTAACAGATGGGTTGTTCCTGATATTAGATTTACTGGTATTCCTGGCAACTCATTATCTACTTTCAATGCACCTATCATCACTGACGAAAGTGGCAATGCTAGTGGTATTGTTTTGATCCCTGCTGGTAAAGCACCTAGAGAATCTGCTGCATGGACAGGAGAAGCGGAAACAGTATCGTATGATGATTCATCTGAAGAAGTTAGAATTACTACTGGAGAAAAAACTTTACGCTTTACTTCCAGTGCAACGAACCGCAACAAAGCAGATGTAGAAACATTTGCAGAAACTAAGTTCTATGCATCAGGTCTTCTTCCCGATAATCCTGCTAGCATCGTATCCACGAAACCAGCATACTTCAAGGCAAATGAAGGAACTCAATTGGTTACAAATAATACCGAAGTTGAGCAAAAACCAAATCCTTTAGCACAAACATTTAAAGTTGAAGAGTATGATGAAGGTGTGTTTGCTACTGGTGTAGATCTATACATTTCTAAGAAGAGTGATTCTATTCCTATTAGAGTATACCTTACCGATGTAGATTCAGAAAAACCAGGTAAAAATATTATTCCTGGCACAGAAATTGTCAAGGAACCATATACTTATGTTAAAGCATATGTATCAGCTTCTGTAACTGTTATTAAGGAAGAAAATATTATTGGTGTAACAACCAATGCTTCTGGTCCTATCCTTAAAATCTTAGACAAGAACAATAA